TGCCTTCGATCAAGCTCAATTGAGTTAAGAGTTGAGTTTACTTCGTTGCCAAGCAAATTGCCAAGCAATGATATCTTCCCAAAATAACCTGCTCTAGTCGGTAAATCTCTGTTTGTGTAACGGCCAAAGTATTGGGCCGTCGCGAAAGAATCTAACACTTGTACGGAATCACGTACCATCAGGCTGTGCCCAAATTGAAAACCACCCAACAACCACATGAGAAGAAACACCATGGTCCACAGCCAGCACAAGCCAAAGCTCACGCATGGCGGCGGAGGTCGAGGGGGGCAAATTTTCGGGACTTGTTTGTGAATGCCCAGAGTTTTGCATAGAGCTTCGCAAAGTGGGTCACTAACTAAGTTCTCAAGCGCGTACCTCTTAGTACAGATTAACGGCTTTCCACTCGTCTCATAACCCAACATCATATTCTGGAAATACGCTGCGGAGTAGGCATACTGAGGTTTCAATCCAGCCAGCACATCACGCAGTTGCGCAAAAACTTCGGGCACAAAGCAATATTCCAACATAAGGGAAAAGCACTGCTCAGCCAAAAATTTCGTCTTGGATTGCTCCTTGAAACTCAAAGCGTACTGATGCTTTCCCCAATTGACTGGTATTGGAACCATGGTTTGACCATGTTTGATGAACTTATGAGAGCAGAAGATTTTATCAGCCATCTTCCCGATCTCCAACTGCTTACATTTGTAGCCATATTTCGCAAGCCATTCGATGTAGTCATCTCTGTCCACACCGTGCATCCGCCCAAGGGTGTCATCACCTTGAGCGATCATTTTGTGCAAGGCATCACTATAACCGCCACATTTGTCCTCACAGTACATCACTTTCAAAATCACCTGCATTCTGGAATTCCCTGAAATCGTAATCATCGAGCCAGATCGAACTATTCCGGCTTCAATTTGATCAAGGATCACGCCATCTGAAAAGATGACAGCAGAACGCAGCAACGTTTCGTAGCACTGGTCGAATCCGAATTTGAATACATCATTCGGGTTCAAACAAAGTCTCCAGCGCACGTCCTGTTCGTCACGAATCGTCCACTCAGCGGCAGTAATGTCCCAAGCAGCCTTATCGTCATCGCCAATTTTGTCACTCCCATCGTCAACTCGGTGGTAAATACGATGGGCACCTCCGTAGAGCCAGCTGAAACCAACCAAAGTCGGAATCTTGTCAAAATTCGCTAGCTCAGCGGCCAGGGAAGGGCCAAGAAAGTACCTATGAACCATTTGGTACTCTAAGGGCAACGCCCAAATTAGGCGCAACCTCCCTGTCTGGATTTTCTCGATCTTGTGAGGCTCTGGCTTAACGAAGAGACGCACGACAGGCTTAGGAAGAGCCTTGCCAGCGCGAACACACTCCATCACATCAACAAACCGTTGCACCAC